GATAATATCTTATTTAATATTTTAATCTCCTCTCTTGTCATCCCAGAGCAATTGAGGTACCCTTTCCGGTTAGCTACAGAATCAACTGCAGCATCGTTAAGGGGAATCTGGTAATCGCCAGCCACTAATACCCGGAGGTCTAAAGTACTAGTCTGAACCATTATGGGATCTCTCAAGAAACGATTACTCTTAAACCCAAAGTGACTACCAAATTGCAAACCACTTTGAGAGTGTCCGTCATCATAGGTGTACATTTCCCATATTTGCACTGGCATAACCAGAACATAGTCAGACTCGTTAAACTGACGGCCTTGAGCTGTGAGGGCAGCCATTGCACGTTGGCTATCAGATACCCACTGAGAAAGTCTACCTGCGAGTTCTAGAAGATACTCAGATACCTCAGGACATCCCATCTGTTTAGTAGTATCTACCAAGTATTTCCTCAATTCAATCATCGTCTCATAGACGTCATTACGTTTGATACCATTAGCTACTGCATAGCCTATAACTATATCATACGTAGTGTAAGTATTTTTCTCATAGAATAACGCCTTGTAGTATGCTATCATTGCTGAGACCAGGACAGAGGTAGCATTATCATAAAAGCCACTAGCCATAATGGCGTTGAAGTACCTGCCTATCCTAGCCTCCTTTATTTCGGTAGCTACGTTCAGCTCTTTGAGTCGTCTCTCTATCATAGATGGACTCGGTACCCCTTCAGTCGTCAAATAGGCCCTATTTAATCCAAAGACAGAGGCCTGAACTGTTGCCGTTCGAAATACCTGTTTGCCTCCGTATATAGTACCTATAGAGCTACAAGTTGTAGGTCTGCGCATGCGAGGTGTAAAACCTAACCCCATTTGAGCTACTTGAGGTAAAGCCACTTCATTTGGGACTAAAGGTGCGGGCAGATCACCTTGAGCCGGTCTCTCTCCGGCACTATTCCCTAGTAAGTTAGCACTAACTAACTTCCTATCTTTGATAGTATGATATCCATTGATACCTACTGTCACTGCTGATGTTAACCCCAGCCTTAACTCTGTTTTTAAAAGGAATTGACCTTTTGTGAATTCTGTAAATTTTGCGTTTTGCATGATAGTGTGGTTGAAAAGATTCAAAGTGGTCTAACAATTGGGGTTTATATACT